GATAGTGCGGCAGAATATGGCTATTAACCGCATTCGAACCAGTGACCCATCGAAGGTGTCCGGAGTTGGTGGCGGCAACAACGATGCTCTGCTCTCTGCCATTGTATATCGGGATGAATTGGAAATGCGGCTGAAGGAAGCAAGAAAGACCGTTGGTGCTATTGATAAAGCATTGGGTGCTTTGACAGATGAAGAATACATGCTTCTGGACATTTTGTTCATTCACCCCAGGAAGAAAGGTGTCGATCTGATCTGCGAAGAATTGTGCATCGAGCGTTCCGCGGTCTACGAGCGGAGGAACAAGGCACTGGAGAAGTTCGCCACCGCTATGTATGGCTGCTCATAACCGGCCGGAAAAAAACCGGATGATTTTACCGGTTTCCTGTGGTATGATGATATAAAGAAAAAATGTAAGAGGCTGGATATATCTCAATATCCCTAACTTAGTGACATTGGGATATATCTGGTCTCTTATTTTTTGATTGTTTTTCTTGCCATAGCTTTACCTTTATACCTGGATAGCCAGGGCCCTGCGGTGATTTTTTGCGTTCTTTTTGCACCGCAGGGTTTTTTATACGGAACGGTAAGCATAACAGGTACTGCAGCGGATTGCTAATCCGTTCACCGATGGATTTCGGTGTGCTGGTTCAAGCCCAGCTCGTTCCGCCAACGAAAGCCCTTGCGTAGTAGGGACCTGAAAAAGCGGTACCCGGCACTGTAAGCCGGGAATGTTTATGAGAGAGGTGGTGGTGAGTGGCCAATGAACAAAACATTATTCCTTACCAGTTTACAAGTGAACAAAACCGGGAGGAAGCCGCGAGGAATGGTGCAAAAGGCGGTGTTGCATCTGGTGCTGCTCGCCGTCGAAAAAGAAGCCTAAAAGAGGCGGCTGACTTGTTTCTTTCCCTTCCTGTGAATGATAACAGGATCTACAACATGATGGTAATGGCTGGAGTTGATGCAGAAGACATTGACTATCAGATGGCAGTAGTCGTTGGAATGACCTCCAAAGCTATATCAGGGGATGCTAAGGCCGCAAAAATTCTGTTAGAGATGCTTGGTGAGAATACGAAAGAAGATCCTGTGGAAGATCACCTGATAAGGGCCAAGGAACTATTGGGAGGAATCGATGGGGTTATCGAATAAGCAGCAGGCATACTTGCAGAATTGTAATCACCGTTGGAATATCAAGGTTGGTGCCACTGGCAGTGGAAAGAGCTGGCTTGATTATGCAGTTGTAATCCCTAAGCGAATTATGGCTTTACGCGGTCAGGGTGCGGCTGTGCTGCTCGGAAATACGCAGGGCACATTATCCCGGAACATTCTGGATCCCATGCGTGAGATTTGGGGAGAACTCCTTGTTGGCACGATCAGCAGCGACAATACCGCTCAGTTGTTTGGTCGGAAAGTTCATATCCTTGGCGCTGATAATAAAAAGCATGTTGCCAGGATCCAGGGCATGACTATTGAATATGCCTACGGCGACGAAATGACAACCTGGAACGAGGCGGTTTTCCAGATGTTGAAAAGTCGCTTGCGTTGCGACCACAGTTTTTTCGACGGCACCGCCAACCCGGAAAACCCTCAACACTTTTTGAAGAAGTTCATAGACAGCGATGCTGATGTGTTCTGCCAGACCTCCACGATTGACGATAATCCGTATCTGTCACCGGAATTCGTTGCAGAATTAAAAAAGGAATATGCAGGAACGGTATATTACAATCGGTTCATTCTTGGTCAGTGGGCTGCTGCTGAAGGTGTAATTTATAGACAGTTTGCTGATTCTATTGCTGCAAAAGATAACCGCTTCTTGTGGCCTGTGGATAAAGAGTTGCGGGCTTGGCGTGTGTATATCGGTGTGGACTTTGGCGGGAATGGATCTAAGCACAGTTTTGTGGCAGCTGCAGTACTCCCCGGTTTCTCCGGTGTCGTTGCACTTACTTCACAGCGCATAGAGCCATACGGAACAGATGCAGACTACCTGGGCAATGCATTTATGTTATTTGCAGAAACAGTCTTTGCCCGGTATGGTGAGATCCATGCGGTATTCTGTGATAGTGCAGAACAGGTATTGATACAACACATCCGATCTACAGCAAGACGCTCACGGTTATCTTGGTTGGCTGACCGCATACATAACTCCAAGAAAATCGAAATCAATGACCGAATCCGGCTCACGTCTATTCTTATGGGCGGTGGCCGGTTCTTCTATATGTCTGAGGCGGACACTTTGAAAGAGGCGCTTTGCGCTGCATTGTGGAGTGATAAGCGGGCTGGTAAGGATCTCCGGCTCGACGATGGCACTACGGACATTGATACTTTGGACGCATTTGAGTACATTATCGAACGCGATTACCATTCCTATTTGAAGAGAGGCGCATAAATGAACATCACAAAGTTTGTGAATTTTCTCAACAAATCCAAGAAGCTGAACATTGATGCTTCTTATTACAGTCACATAGACAACTGGAAATACTGGTGGCAGGGCTATGTGGAGAGCATCCACAAAGTAAAGGAAGTTTCTGCCGATGGTTCTGTTGTAGGCCGCAGGCTTGCTAGCTTACGAATGCCGAAACACGCCTGTGAAGACTGGGCGACACTCCTCTTGAACGATAAAACCCGGGCAGTGATCAAGGATAACGGTAGCGCAGAATGGCTGCTCGGAAGCGATGACCAGACCGGAGGTATTCTCCGCAGTATTGACTTTTGGACGAAGGCTAACGAGCTGGTGGAAAAAACATTCCGTTCCGGTACCGGTGCTTTTGTCATGTCTGTGGAGGGTATGGTCGCAGATAAAAAGCAAGGCGCTGTGCAAATCAGCCCTGATGCAAAGCTTTTTCTGGACTATCTTCCTGCAGAGTGCATTCTGCCAATCACAGTCCGCCACGGTATTGTAGTTGACTGTGCATTTGCCAGTGAGGTCTATGTTGATGGCAAATCCTGCGTGTACTTGCAGACCCACAAACGCGGCAAAGATGGCTATGTCATTACCAATGAGTATTTTACCAGCGAAAACAGTGATTCTGAAAATGCGGCATATAAAGAGGCGGTTTTGCCTAAAGGAATGGTTGCATCCTTCAGCACGGGCAGCGCTATTCCGTGGTTTGCTTTGATGTCTCCCGCGGAATGCAAAAACATTGCCGGTGGCCCCGGCTTGGGCATGGCGGTATTCTCCGAAGCGGTCGACGCGGCCAGATTGGTCGACCTCGCCTTCGATAACTACATTCAGGATCTTTACCTTGGAGGTAAAAAGGTCTTCTACAATAAGCGCATCACCAAGAGCTACATTGACAGCGAAGGCAATGAGCGTTATATCACTCCAGATGCTGTTAGACAGCAGCAGTTCTTTATGCTACCTGGTGACGATAATCCGGATGCCACCGCGCAGTGGCATGAATATAATCCGGATTTGCGTGTGGAAGACAACAGCAGAGCTGTACAAGATGCTCTGGATTATTTCAGTTTCAAGTGCGGACTGGGCACCCATCATTATCAGTTCCAGGCAGGCAATATCACTACTGCCACCCAGTACACCGGTGACCGTCAGGATATGGTGCAGCATGCAAACCGCCATCAGATCAATATTGAATCCGCATTGATTCAGATCTTCCGGGCATTGCTTTGGGCAGGCAAAAACATTATTGGTGCACAGGTGGATCCGGACACTGATATTCGCATCTCTTTTGATGATAGCTATGTGATCGATACCGAAAGCCGTCTTGCCAATATGAAGGATGATGCTGTGCACCATTTTATCCCCAAGTACAAGTACTTGATGGAACGGTATGGATATGACGAAGAGACTGCAAAGCAGTTGGTTGCAGAAGCTGATGCAGAAAACCGCAACAACGAACTGCTTGTTTTTGGTGGTGAGGAATAATGCTTTCACCTGAATACCTTGCCCAACTACCAGAACCGCTTATAAAGCTTTGGCAGTTGGTCGAGGATGATATCCTCCGGGATATTGGACGCAGGATCCGCAAGATAGATAAGCTTACGGACACTGCCGCATACCAAGTATTCCGCTTGGAGCAAACCAAGCTTCTCCATACTGATATTGTCAAGCTGATTGCAAAGTACAGCGGCAAGAGCGAGACTGCCATACGGAAAATGCTGTCCGATGCGGCTGTTGAAACACTCCGTTCTGAAGATGCTATTCATGCGGCGGCCGGAGTTATTTTGCCGCCTATCAATGAAAGTGAAAACCTAAAGAACCTCCTTAATGCTGGATACCGGCAGACCATAGGCACATGGAAAAACCTTACTGCCACGACTGCAAACACTGTTACCCGGCAGTTTGAGGACGCTCTTGACCGTGCTTGGCTGCAGATATCCTCCGGTGCCTTTAGTTATCAAACTGCTGTAAAAAGCGCTGTAGATGACCTGGCACAGCATTTGGACGGCGTTACATATCCTTCAGGGCATCATGATACTTTGGAAGTTGCTGTTCGCCGTGCTACCCTCACTGGTGTCAATCAAACCTGTGGAAGACTGCAATGGGAGCGCCGGGAACAGGCCGGTTGCGAATTCGTTGAAGTTACAGCGCACACCGGTGCACGAGATACCGGAACCGGACCTGCCAATCATGCAAAATGGCAAGGTAAAGTATACCACATTGGTGGTGCCATTTGGTATGAGGGAGTTTATTACGAGGATTTTGTCACTGCTACCGGATACGGTACCGGTGATGGTCTTTGTGGTTGGAACTGTCGGCACAATTTCTGCTCTTTCTGGCCCGGCATATCTATCCGTGTTTATACCGATGAACAGCTGGCAAAAATGTCCGCAAAAGACATCGAGTATAACGGCAATATGTATTCTCGGTATGAGATCAACCAAATGCAGCGGGAACGCGAGCGTAATGTCCGGAAGTGGAAAAAGACTTGGATGATTGAAAAAGAGGCTGGTCTTGATACCACCACTTCTGCAATTTATTTGAAGAATGCCCGGAAGAACCTAAGAGACTTTGCAAGAACAACCGGCGGCCGTGTAGATAGCTCTCGGTTGTCCACATGGAATACCTCCAAGTTGCCCGGCAAGCGGTTTGGTCATAGTGAGGCTACCTCTGCTAACTGGGATGTCCGGAAGGCAGAAAAAGCCGGAATTGACACTTCCGCTTATCGGGACTATAATGGTAGAAACGATCCTGAGCAACACGCAAGATACCGTACTGTTCTGGGCGATAAAGTTCCAGAATCTTTGGCAGAATTCCAACAGATGAAGCGTGAAAACGTTCCTGCGTGGGATACCTTGAAGAAGGAGTACCGTGTTGTTAACCAGTACAAGGTTGATTCCGGTGAATTCACCGTTGATGAGATCTTGGAGATGGATAATCAGCTGATCACAGAAAAACGGCAGAATTTCAAAAGCAAGTACAAGCGATCCGGAAATATTGCCGGTGCTTATGTGGATCAGGACTATTATTTGGCTCACAGTAAGATTGAAGGTCCTGACGATGCCAGTGGGTACAGAGGCGACAGCAGGCTCGTTACTCTGCGTAAGGACCGCACATTCCAGTACAT